AATGAAACTATATTGTATAAAATGGTAAGTCATTAACGTATTATCGCCGTTAATTAAGGTTCAATTTGATTAAATAATTATAGATGAAAAAGAAGAAGGTTGCGAAAGCAGCCCCACCATCGGGTGCCAGTACGGTTGACAAACCCTCTGACACATCACCATACGTAGCCCAGAGAGATAAAATTGATTTTACTCTCAATATCAAAGAGCTCCCGTGGACGGAGAAGCAAAAGGAGATTATTAATCTCTTTCTCGATAAGCAAACAAAGCTTATGATATTAAAAGGTCCAGCCGGTACGTCAAAAACAATTCTTTCTATGTATCTTGGATTACAACTTCTTAATATGAAGAAAGTATCAGATATTGTTCTTGTACGTTCTGCTGTTGAAAGTTCGGATTCAAAACTCGGTTATCTTCCAGGTGATATTAATGAAAAGGTTAATGTATATATGACACCTTTTAATGAAAAGTTTTCCGAACTTATTATTGAACCGCAAATTCACCGCTTACATAAGGATAATAGAATAACAATTTGCCCTATTAACTTTGCACGTGGCTTACACTTTGCTGTAAAGTTTATATGCTGTGATGAAAGTCAGAATTTAACTGTTCGTGAATTACAAACTCTTCTTACACGTATGGGTGAATTCAGTAAGATGATTATATGCGGTGATCCTGATCAATCTGATCTACCTCATGGTAAATCAGGTTTTAACGCCGTTTATAAAGCGTTTGACAATGAAGATGCACGCAATCATGGTATTCAGTGTGTAGAATTAACAGAAGATCATATCGTAAGATCAGAGCTCTGTCGTTATGTAACGCATGTGTTTAAAGACATCATGCATTCAACGATGTCTGTTAAACAGCACCCATAGCCTTAAGCTCTTCTAAAGCCGCTATTACACTATCCTGAGCTTGTTTAATATCATCGGATGTTTGATCTTTTGGTAGGATAAGCTCAGGTGTATTAAGTTTACTAATACCGGGTTCACTTTCTAAACCGTGATCTTGTGCGATTTTAGCTAATGTTTGATTAAGCATTTGCTGCATCGGATCAGGTGGTCTTTGATCAATTAAAGATGATAAATTAATATTAGGACCTAGTAAACCTCTTGTATCAATAGCTCCTTTGTTTTGAACTTGAGATGTGTAAATGTTGGTTATATCTCCAGTTGAATCAAAACTCGAAACATTTTCATTTTGTACAACGAATTTTGGTTTAAGGTAGTCAGATATCTCACCACCGTAAATTTGTTGCATATACTCAGAATTCATTACACACCCCAACTTGTACCACCGAACGGATTAGACCATCCCTGGGTTACCTGACCTCTACCGACTGTTACACCTTGAGGTTGTGATGGTGTTTCAGGTAGAGGTTGTATTTCAATTGAAGCAGGTGTTTCAGTTGGCTTTACTACAGTTGAATTTGTATTTTCTGTAGTTGCATAAACAGGAGCTGGGATAACAACAGTATCTGAATGTGTATTAGTTGTTGTAGTTGTTGCACTATAATCAGTTGTATCATTTGCTGTTCTTGACTGACTATAGGTTGCAGAATTATTCTCATGCTCAAAAACCTCAACCTTATCTACCCAACAACGGTCACCGTAATTCTTCTTAATCCAATCTGATGCCATCTTAAAACAAAATTCTGCAGTACGTTCGATACCAACTCCATTTGGCATAATACGAAGAACACAACCATCACGCTCTTCGAGTTGTTTGAATAAATCTAAACAAGGATCGTCTGCTGCAACACATAATGTATGATCAAATTGATTCTGTAAAATTGCTTTAAGTTCTTTAAGACCACCAAAGTCAACTAACCAGTTCTTCTCGTCTAATTTAGATCCGCCAAACCAAAATTTAGCTTTAAGTTGATAACCGTGAATATAATGACAATGACTGTGATTTGCTCCAAATTGTCTAAATGCACAAGATCCAAGTTCGATAACTTTGGTAGATTGGTAATTACTCATATATGTTAATTATAATAGAAACGCTAGAAGTTGCAACTATAGATGGAAAATGTATAGTGGTTGCCTTTGGCTCTCCATACCCCGATACGTTCGCTCACATCCAAATCTAAGTATACTTAATCACCACCAAAAAAATGCAACTGTCTAGCTCAAAGTTTTTAAAATTCGATTAATAGCATCATTAAAACTTTCATTTATACTCGCAGCTATTATACGCTTTTTAGCCATCTCTCTTGTAGCTGACTTTCCAGGCATACATTTTTTATTACCGATTTTTTTACAAACTTTATATCCACCCTTGACTTTTCTTATATTATACGGCATACTATTATTTAGATGGTGTAGTTTTTACAGACTGTGCAACCGTTGGTTTTGATGTATTTTTGTTTGGTTGAAACCAAAAACCTAATAACTCATTAAATCTTGCATCATTTAGGCCTAAAATACCTTTAATTGCGGCTTTCGAAGTAGCTTGTGATAGTTGTTTAATTTTTTGATCTGTGATATCTTTAAACTTTTCTTTTACATCCGGTCTAGCTAACGTAGCTGTAATTTCACTAATAAAAGTCTGTAATTTATCATCTTTAGTATCAGTATTGATCATCCATGTACGAGTCGTAGTTTTATGTAGGCCTACAGCTACAGGCCATTTATTGGATATAGCGGTTGGATCGGGAATTTGTTGTTTATTTTTAAAATATTTTATTTTGACATATGCATCACCGGTATCTGTTATTACAATTTGATCTACAGGTAATTCTGGTTGTGCTTGTTCTGCAGGCTCTAGCTGTTGTTGATTTTTGGCATCAGCACGCGCTTGTCTCTTTTTAATAGCATTTGGTGTTTGTGATAATTCACCTGGACGTCTACCGCCTCCCTGTGGTCTATTTGCTGCGCGATCTTGATAATGTACTGGTAGCGGGTTTCGTGCCTCTGTTAATATATTATTAACAATTGTTAAAAATTTACTTTCCTTCGTAGTTGTTGGTTGTATGATAGAAATTGTTATAAGTGAAGCTTTATCTGTTAAGTAATTTCCTTGTACATTTGTAATCTTACCCTGTACAGTATTATCACCGAACACACTTGGAAGTTGCAATACTACTTTATCACCTGCAACTGGATCTTTGCCATCCGGTGGACGTGATAGTTTTTTAATAGCCTGATTAATATTTCTATCCTTTACAGATTTGTATACACTATCTAATTTTGATCCAAGATTTTGTATAGCTTCACCGCCTTTGCTGCCGATAAGAGCACCATAAACTTTACCAGCACCTTTAACTACATTACTAGCACCTTTTATCCAAGCGGTTGGATTTTTAGCAGATCTCAAAGTAGCAGCACCAGCATTACTTGCTGTACTTTTTGCTTTGTTTAATAAATCACCAAATAAACTTTCATTTACAATATTATCACTATTTATAATAAAATTTCTATATATAACTTTCAATTCCTCATCTGTTAAACCAGTCTGTTTGAGAATTGATTCTATTTCTTCCATTGTAGACGCGCTTAGGAATAATTCTGCCTCGGGTGTTGTTGTATCAAGTTCGCAAATTTTACATACATACACTTTAAAATCTGTTAATATTTGCTCTTCTTCATCCGACATAAGCATTTGCAAAAACTGTTGTGGTACATCCATTACAGATGATATACCATCAGGTGACATTACTAAAACTTTTGGTACATCACCAGTTTCTGCTAAGATATACCCCTCATATCCATCACATTGTGATAGATCTTCAGCCTGAAAGACAAGACTTGGATCTACTTTAATACGAACGCGTTTAAGGTTAAGTTTTTTAAGATTATTTTCTATTAAAAGCTTAAAGTTCACTATTAATATTTATTGTTGAAAGTTATTTAATCTGTTCTATATAGTTATTGCGTAACCAGTATACTATTACTTTCTTGCTTATTTTTTTGGCAATATCTAATTTATATTGATCGTGATTATATGACTCTAATTTAGTTATTGAATTTGTTTTAAACCAGGTTGATAAACTATTTGGGTCTCTTAAAACATCGTTTAATGTCCAGTGAAATGGACCGTTATATTCCAAAATTAATTCAATTTTTTTTGTATCGGGATTAATAACAACAAAATCATACATAATATGTTTTTGTTTTTCAGCATCAAAATAAACATACTCTCTATTATTAATACCTCCGCGAGCATAATAACAACATGATTCATTAATATTATTTTGTTTAATATATTCTTTGATATAATTATAAGCCATTTTTGAAAATTTCGGTTGTATACCAAGAGTATTAGATGTATTATAACGCGCTAATAACGTTCTACGTCTGCGTTTCGTTATATCAGAATTTTGATAAGCAAGTTTCATCTTGTTTATCCGCGCTATATACTCATCAGCATTATTCACCCAATTTCCACAAATTTTTTTTCTTAATAATCTTTGATTAATATCACGCATTTGATTTTTTGAATGTATTGTTCTTATCTCCTTTAGCCTCTTAGCTTCATCGATACCATGTATTTGCTCATACGTTTTGCCACGCGTATGGTTACCTCTAATTTTTCTTAAATCATCGCTAACTATTTTTTCTTTAATTTTCCATTTGTTTTTATATTCTTGTATTGTTAAATTATGTTTTTTAAGATGTGTGTTATTTAAGAATTTAAATTCTCTACCGCATTCAAGACATTTTATATTATTCATATAATAATATTTATGCTGTCAACACCATCTTTTCGTGCTTTTATTTTTTTAAAAAAAAGTTGAAATTTTATTATTTTACAATAATATAGAACATATGACTGAACTTAAAAATTCTAATAATAATATTGTACTAACAGAGACAGAAATGAAAAGGCGTGTTGAGGCTGCAGCTAAGTATTTTGGTAAATTTATGAACACCCTAGGATTTGATTTTGAATCCGATCCAAATGCAATTGATACTCCACGAAGGGTTGCAAAAGCATATATGTATGATATTTGTCAAGGATGTTTTACACCGCCACCAAAAATTACTGCATTTGATAATGTTGATAAATACGACGGAATGGTTTGTCAAAATAATATTAAATTAACGAGTCTTTGTGCACATCACTGGTTACCATTTACAGGGTACGCACATGTTGCCTATATTCCGCGCGCTGACGGTAAGGTGATCGGACTAAGTAAGCTTAATAGAATAGTAGATTGGTTTGCACGTAGGCCTCAAGTTCAAGAAAATTTAACAAATCAAATTGCGAGTTTTATTGATAATGTATGTGAAAACAATGCAGGTGTCGCTGTTATGATTGAAGCTAAACATACTTGTTGTTCAAATCGCGGTATTAAACATGACTCAACAATGAGAACAGCAAGAATGTCTGGCGCATTTTTAGAAAATGGTGACAGCTCTCGTGCAGAATTTTATAAATTTATTGAATTTGCACAAAATAGAAATTTATTTTAATCTCCCTGTTTAACATCAATAAGAGCGTTTATCTTCTTAACAAACGGCTCACCAATTAATACCGGTTGATCATTTTGTGTACGATCTGCGAGACTAAATGTGATACCGGTATATTTTTTATTTTGTAAAATAAAATTTAATTCAACTGTCGGCCTAGATTCTATGTTACCGCTTCCTATATTAATATCCACCTTACCAACACATGGAAGCGTCAATCGTTTGTTGTTGACAGTAGTAAATGTACATTTATGACCGTGATGATCAATATCGGTGCCCAGTAATACGTTATATGCTTCATTACCGCTATCAATTTTAGCTTCAACCTCACCAATACCTTCAATATCGATTATTTCTGTGACGCCTAATACAGGTCTATCAAGTGAGCCAACCGATCTTTCTTTTATAAATTCCTTAAATGTTTTCATAATTTATTTTTTCTTCCAAGATATACGCTTAGATCCTTTTTTTAATCTTTTTCTACTATTACACATTGATTTAGTTGGACGGCATGCAGGGTAACCTTTACGTTTTTCACCTTTTTGTCTACCGCACGGCTTTCCTGTTTTACAGTCTATCCAACCATGACCATGATTACGAGAAAACCATCCGTGAAGGCCTTGCTTTTTCTCTTTTGAAAAATCCTCAATAAGTAATTGTACAAGATTATCAAATTTCATTTTTTATTCCAAATTTTACCTTGACGACACTTTACAACAGCGCCTGATTTATATGCAGATGTTTTTTTACCGTAAACGGAGTCAGCTCTTCTAAGACAGCGATCTCTTTTTACTTTCTTTTCTGTAAAAAAATGTTTAAACGTTAGCATTTCCATCTCCTCCTTGCGGCACATCCGCGTGTCTTTTTACCTGCACAACCGCCAGCTGGAATCCAAGCTCTACTGCGTGCACAAAAACTCTTTCTGCGCTTTGATGCCTTAGAACCTTTCTTAACTTTACCGGTGACAGGCGCCTTAAGATGTGAACCAGTAGCGCGATTGTATTTCGCTCTACCTTTAGCAGTCAGACCTCCACCACGATTAACGGGTAATTTTTCGCCGCGTTTTATTGATAAGCTTGGACCCTTCTTCTCACTTAACACTTCTATAAAGCGTGATTCAAATAAACATGACATACAATTATTTATGTACTTATAGACTAAATAATTACATATGTTTGCTAAGGACTTCAATCTTTTAAATGAAATTTATAATCAACGTATCTTTAAAGAGGATATGGGATTAGGACCTAATGGTAAAAGTACTGTCGGATTAGGAGCAGATACGTACACAATATTACCTTCACCATCGTGTGATAAATGCGATACATGTCCAAATTGTGGCAAACCGGAAGATGAATGTAAATGTCATCCAGAGGAAGCTGATATGGTATTCGCCGATGAACCGGCTCATAGCGGATATGATGATAGAGAGAGAAGTGCAGAATACGAAGAATCAAATGCACGTATGGCTAAGCAGGAGCTTTTTAGAATAGCTAAAATGTCATATATGCTGCACGATCTTATCGACGATAATGAAGAATTAGCAGCATGGTTTACAGATAAGGTTAGTCGCGCCTATGAAGGAATGAATTCAATTTTTGCTTATAAAGATTATGAACAATATCGTGAAGAACTAGAGGGCAGTTATGAAGAAGTAGAAGAAGGTACAGAAGGTGATTTAATTAATAGTATTAACCGTGGTGGTGAAAATATTATAAATCAGATTAGAAGAGTTGTACGTAATGAATCCGTAAAGACGGTCGAAAAGGTTCTTCTTGAATGCGTTAGAGCTTTAGAAGTTAAGAAGCGTAAAAAAACTATTTAAAAATAGCTAAAAATCTATCTACATTAACGCCTACTGGAATATTTTCTTTCACTGTAGCTATATCACCACTCTTAATAGCTTTTCTTAAATCAGTAGCTGAAATTTCTTTACCACCGCTTTGCTTAGCTTTAATGATAGGTGGTACACCGACTTTAAATCCTTTCGGTAATTTATCAGGGTTTTTTGAAAAATAATTTTCAAACGAAAAGGAACGAGCTTCATCACCGCCTTTATCCGAAGCACCCATTCCAAAAATTAAACTTTTGTATTCATTACGACGAGAATCGTTCATTAAAAACTCAAATGCAGCTTGCATTGGGTTATTATATGGTGTCTCTTCTACAGCAAGTTTATGATATTTCTCAATTTCATACAAACCAAAAATTTTCATTGTTTGCTCACGAGTAAACCCATCACGCTCTTTTGGACCAATTAATACAAGGACTTTAGCTACTTGTGGGTCATTATTATAACTCGCAATTAAATGCATATGACCGGCAGTAAGTGGTTTGAATCCACCAGGAATTAAAACGAGAAATTTATCATTATCGATTGCTTCTAATATAAGCTGTACATATCGATCGAATTTCATACTATACACTTCTATCAAAAGCTGCTGAATCAGGATTCATTTGATTGCCGTTTGCACCATACGGTGTATTTAAAAGACTCGGTGAACCATTACCGAGCGTTTGACTGGTATTATAACGATCAGCAGTCGGTATTATAGGACTACCATATTCTTGATTATCTTGGCTTTTTGCAAACTTACCTTGCTCTTTACCAATAATAAAGTCACCTGTGAATTTAATTGGTATGCCAACTGGCTTACCCTTAAACACTAAATTACGAACAACTACACCTTCATGTTTATTAAGGTGACCGATCTCAGATAACAAAGCTCCTTTAAGAATCTGACCCATAAGAATAGTAGCTTGAACGAACACTGCACCATCGACAGCTATCTTTACTGTTACATCATTATTATCCTTAATAACAGTGTTTAACGGGACACGACCGATAACATTCTTATAATTTTTATTACTAAAAGGACTTACCTTCATATTGTCGACAAGAGTAACTACTTTACCATTTGGACTGCGAGCTTCACTTAACCATGCAGCAAGTCTCTTTGTAACAGCGTGATCTGGTGTATATAAAACTGTTAATTCGGAATTAAGTGCAGGACTGAAGTCAACATCTTCTGTACCCTCTTCAAGTTCAGCAGGTATTGAACTATATACATCAAAACCAAATTGCTTAGCAATAGGTCGCACTTTCTTGACAACATCCTCTAATGCGTTTCTATTATAATTAACTTCACGCGCTTTTCTGGTAGCTAGATCGATCTCATTGACACCGTGAATGGCTAAAAAGTTTCTATCATATCCTACAACGTTTGTTTGACCGTATACATACTCCATGTTAAAGAAGTGCTGTTTTTCCTTACCAAAGAATTTTAATTTTTTTAAATCGCTTTCAATTGAAGGCAGCGCTGTATTAAAGATATTTAAAATAATACTACCTGCTTCAATCAAACCATGCTTTTGAGTAGGATCTTTCTTATTAACAAATCTTGAACCAAGTCTATCAAGCGTCACACCTTTTATATCATCTTCATTATTTTTTGTTCCACGCTCAACACCGAACTCCATATGACCTTCAGAATTGAGACGTATGCTACCATCAAGATTTCTTGCAATCTTAATAGAAACGTTTGAACCGTCAATCTTCACAGCTGGTCGCTCTGACTTAATAGCCTTAACAGCTTCTTCAAAAACATTAATTAAATCCTTACCATTATTAACACCGGCCATTTCGTAAGGGTGTGTCATATGACCACCTGCACCACCCTCGTTGAGTACGTTAACCGGTACATAACGCATATAGGGTGGTGGCACCGGTTGTGCAAAAGATTCATTAAAATAGACGTCTTTTAAACTTTTATACATATTATTAAGCCCTATTGTTTATAATATTTTTTATCTTATCGAGCTTTAAATAGAGATTATTTTTGTTAATGGAATTAATAAAAGCTTTATAATTAGGATTATCTAAACGCGTCATATTATCACCTTCATGTGTTGCTATAGCAGATTTTACAGCATCTCTTACTACAAACGCGTTTTCCTTTGTCACTGCTGTTTGATAAAGCTGATCTAAATCACCTTCCGGAAAATTCATTGCGGTTGCCTTTACTAACAACTTAACAAGATCCACGTAACCCTCTGGTGCAACTTCTGTTGTTGCAGGCTCACCAGGTGCAGCTGTTGGCGCAGCATTAGGATCAGGAGCTGTTGCATCTTCAGGGGCTCCCGGATCTTGCTCGGTTAAAAGAGAAAGATAATTATCAATTCGATCAATAAAATTCACACAATTATTTATGCAAATAATAGGTTTTTTGTTTTTAATTGATTGAAGTATTTTCTGCTAAGGAATGTCAAACCGTGGCGTGTAGCATACAGTTTGACATAGCTAAATGTAAATTTATCGTTGTTATATAAATCGGTATGAATCTTAAGATTTTGAAGGAATTCAACGCCATCTCCTGTGTTTTCATCAATCTGTGCTTTAACAGTACCAAATGGTAGACTACCCATAAAAATTCGAATTGGTAGTAATTTTTTAATTTTAACTACTGTACGATAAAGCCATTCGTTTATTACATCTTTACCGTAAATTTCATGTAATTCTGTATTATATGCAGTTTTTTCAAAATATATAAAAGTAGCTGTGCGTTTATGTTTATTGAGAAAATATTCACAAATTTGATGTATTGTATGATGTAAAAGTAATTTTTTAACATCTCGTGAAAATTTGTGTTTTTCAAGTAAACCATATGAAAACAGGTCATTTACTACAACTCTTGAAATTTCTTTACAAATAATTTCAAAGTCAATAATTTTAAAATTGTACTGTACAGGCGTTATTTCCTGGATCATAACCAGATTATAACTGGTCTCGAAATGACTGCAACTCTCCCTTTGGAATCCTGCCAATACGTACATTTATAATACCATTGTAATAATCTTCACGCATCAGGACATCCTTGCTAATTTGCTCTTTAATTTCGTAATACGCAAGAGCCCACTTTGAATTACAAATTTTTATAATTTTAAACACAAACTTATCCTTACCGTGTTTTGCAATATCTTCGTTAAGTTCATTAGAGGAGCTTGTGTATTCACGCCAATCGGAGTCTACATAGTCAATTCTATTTCTTTTTTTACCCTTCAACGGTTTCCGCTTAAGTCTACTATGACATTGCTTCTTACCAATATACTTTTTATTGTTAATAGTATTGGTGATTTCGTAAATAAAACCAAAAAAGTCGCTGGTAACCACAACACCTTCATTTAACTGCCAATGGCCTAAGTCCATCTGATAACTTACATCGATGGACCTAAATTTCTACGCTGTACCCTTATCTTAGGTTTTTTAGAAGATTTGCTAGTCTTACCTCTTTTGCCAGGTTTTGATGGTTTAGCTATCTTAAATTCATCCTTACCATACGCCCACCGTGCATCACCTGGATTAAAGCCATTATCATTATTAGACGGGAATTGATTACCGTACGTACCGGCAGGCTGACCATTTGGTCCACCCATTGCAGTTGCTGCAGAATTAGCTAATTCCTCCATAATAACCTTAAAAGCATTGTCAAACTTACTCATCTTGATTTTTTGTTATCTTACTATATATTTAAGATTAATGCTTGAGGAAATCATTAAAGAGCTTGAAGAAGATCTTAAAATTAACGAACTTAATCTTAAGGATTACCAGCTGCGTTTACCTGCTATAAAACATAAATGGTCAGGTAGACTCATTAGATTGCGTATGAATGTGCTGAGCTTAAAAAAACAACGTGATGCAGCTAAAAATGAAATAATGTCCGAAATTAATAACACGAGCCCTGTTAAGCTTACTCAACCTGTAATCTCTTCAACAGCAGATAGACACAGTAGAATTCAGAAGCTTAATACAAAAATTCAAGAAGCTGAGCTAATTATTGAGCTTTTAGAAAAATCTGAAAAGACCTTAAGCAGTGCGACGTTTGATATTAAAAATTTAATTGAGATTATGAAACTCGAAATGACCTAATATGATTGAGTTTACGTATGACAGTAAGAAAAAAGTCGGTATTTTGTCCGGAGACATGCTTTCTGACATACGTGAACACTTTTCTGTAAAGAATGAAGCAGCCGTGTTTATGCGTCGATATGGTAGGTTTATGCCACCGCGCACTTACGCAATAACACCCACTGGTAGGTTTGAGCCATGCATGTATTTTCCTATAAGAGACTACATTCGCAGCTGTCAATATGTAGGAGAAATCACTAGTAGTAAAGAATTACAAGAGGTAATTTACCCAGCAAACCATACATGGCATCAACAGCTCGATTTTAATTACGACTTACCAAAATTAAATTTACCGCTAAGAGATTATCAAGAGGAAATTGTTAAAAGATGCTTAGGATCCGGTAGAGGTACCATAATTTTAGCTACTGCAGGAGGTAAGACACTAACGTCAGCATCTCTGCTTACTAAAACATATACACTGTATAAATCACAGTTTAACAAAAGGAGCTTTAGGGCTCTCTTTGTTGTTCCAGATAGAGGGTTAGTAGAGCAGACTACACAAGATTTTAAAGATTATGGTGTTCCTTTTAGTGTCTCTAAATGGACAGGTGATGATGATTTGGATTTAACTTCTGAAGTTATAGTAGCAAACCTAGGTATCTTACAGAGTAAAAATAGTGATATATCTTGGCTCGAAGATATTGATCTACTCATTGTGGACGAATGTTTGCGTTCTAATACACTTATAACGACCAATAATGGATATAAAAAAATTCAAGACATCAAGATAGGTGATATAGTTAAATCATATAATCATAAAACACATATGGAAGAGTTTAAACCTGTAATTAACATATGGAAGAATTTAATCAAAAGTAATTCCTATACACATTTTTTAGAAATAGAACTCGAAAACGGATCTATTATACAAGTCACACCAAATCATAAGATATACACAAAACGCGGTATAGTTAGAGCTGATGAGCTTGAATTAACTGACGATATAATAAGCGTTAAATCTTCGAAACTTATGCGCTTGCGTTATAAATATTTATATGCAAAGAAAAATTTTGAAACATACCTGCTTAATATGTGGAGAAGCATCATCATACCAGAGCCGACACCTAAAGTATAATCATCCTAAAGTTAGCTTACAAATGTATTACGATATGCACATTAAACGAGATATGGAAGGTGTTTGCAAATATTGTAACCAGCAAACTGCATTTACCGGTTCGATGATACAAGGTTACGCTGTATTTTGCTCAAATGAATGTCAGTGTAGATATAATGCGCAGCAACGCATCGGCACACATCGTAATAATATGACAAAACAATTAATAAGTCAAAAACGTAAAGCTTTTTTTAAGACTACGGAAGGTAAAAGACAGAGACGCGCGTTAAGCGATAATCGGATCGGCACTCTTAATCCAATACACAAGCAAACACCCGAAGCGAGAATAGCAACTGCTAAAAAAATATCTGATAGTATGAAAAAGCTCATAGCGACAGGTAAATTTACACCATGCATAACCAATTCCTGGTGCAAATCGAGGGCAATTATTAATAATATTCCGTTTAGAAGTTCGTGGGAAGCTGTATTTTATATTTTAAATGATAAACTTGAATATGAGAAAATAAGAATACCGTATATTAATGAGAATGGTATAGAAAAAATATATATTATCGATTTTTTAGACACACACAATAAAAGACTTTTTGAAATAAAACCTAAATGCAATAGACATACACCAAATAATATTTTAAAAGAACAAGCAGCTAATAAATGGGCCTCACAAAACGGATATTTATATTTTATTATTAGCGATGAATATTTTTATATAAATGCAAAAAAAATAGATTACAATCTTTACGACCCTAAACTTAAGGCTTCAATGAACCAATTTTTAAAAAATGAAAATTAAACAGATACGCACAATATTACGAAATAATGAAGATGTATATAATATTGAAGTAGCAGATAATAATAATTATTACGCGAATAATATGCTCGTCAGTAACTGTCACCGTTTAAGAAAAGGTAATAAAGTTAACGATATTTTTAAGCTTATTAAAACACCACATCGTTTTGGTTTTACCGGTACAATGCCTGAAGATGCACTCGATCAATGGAATATAATAGGCAAAATTGGACCTGTAATTTTTGAAAAAAATAGTCACGATTTAAGACAAGATAGCTATGTAAGCAATGTACAAATCACTATTCTTAACTTAATTCATAAAGACGATAAGAGACTTGAATATCGTGATGAACTTAAAAAGTTAATGACAAGCTCCTTTAGAAATAAAGTAATAACTAAGTTAAGTACAAGACTTACAAACAATGCACTTGTAATGGTTGATTATATTGAGCACGGCGAATTACTGTATAATTTTATAAAAACAGCGGCTCCTGATAAACAAGTATTTTTTGTACGTGGTGAAGTGGAAATTGAAGAGCGTGATCGTATTCGTAAACTAATGGAAGATAATAACGATGTAATAGTCGTTGCGATATCAAAGATATTTTCTACAGGTATTAATATTAAAAACTTACATTATATTATCTTTGCTTGCGGTGGTAAGGCTAAAATTAAAATTGTACAATCAATCGGTCGTGGTCTTAGGTTGCATAAAGATAAAAGCCAGCTTATAATATTTGATATTGCTGATAACTTACATTATAGTGAGTTACATTCTGAAAAACGCAAAGCTTTATATGAGAAAGAAACCATTATCTTCACCGAAAAAACCATACAAGAAAGCTAAAGCAAAACCTAAGACAGTAGCTTTACTTAACGAAGTTGTATCTGATGTTCCTCAAGAAGAAATTTTTGGAGATCAAGCTGTAACAGAATTACTTAATGTCGACTCTGTTAAACTTATTGCTGAAGTTGTACCTGAGACACCTAAAAAAATTAAACCTAAAGATAAGGTACATTACGTTAACAGTAAAGAATTTGAGGACGAAATTAAAAATTATTATAATACCGGTAATATTACAATAAAACTTGGAGAGAGTCTCAATAAAATTGCTAACGGTCTTTCATACGCGCCAAATTTTATGAACTATAGTTATAAAGAAGATATGGTTGGTGATGCTATAGTTAAGATGTTTTCAGCTCTTAAAAACAAAAAATTTAAAATTGATTCTGGTTTTAGTCCATTTTCATACTTTACTACAATTGCATTTCATGCTTTTATTAACCGCATTAAAAAAGAAAAGAAACATCATGAGGTAATAAATGAATATAAAGAAAAAGTATATACGGAATTAATGATTGAAGCTAGCGATTCATGTGCTGGCAATATCTATGTAGAACCTACCGGTGATGATGAAATTAATGACGACTGATATTAATATTAAGCAACCAAAAGTCGCAATCTTTTCTGATCTACATCTAGGTGTACATCAAGATTCTGCTGTTTGGCATGAAACAGCATTAAATTGGTGTGATTGGTTTGTAGACGAGCTTAAAGAAAAAAACATTACCGATATTTTCTTTTTAGGTGATTTTTTTCATTATCGCAGCGATGTATCTGTATCAACACTACACGTTGCTTCCCAAATTTTGCAAAAACTAAAAGACTTTAATATTGTCTGCATTGTCGGTAATCACGATTCTTTTTATAAAGATCGATCCGACGTTAATTCACTTTCTATCCTTAACGGTAGAAATAATATATCTGTTATAGATGAACCTACAGAAACTACTTTATTTGGTCAAAGAGTATTATTCTTACCATGGGGTGCTGATATCGATAATATAAACAAAGTGGATATTATGTTTGGTCACTTGGAGATTGAAAGTTTTAAAATGAATAGTTTTAAAACGTGTGACCATGGTGAAAAATCTGCGAGTCTATTATCCAAAGCCGATTTGGTTATGACCGGTCATTTTCATCTACGCGATGAAAGAAAATATAAAGACGGTACGATTGTATATGTAGGAAATCCTTTTGAAATGGATTTTGGAGATGCAGGTAGCACTAAAGGATACTATATACTCGATATACCATCACAAACATATTCATTTTACGAAAATGAATTATCACCTAGGCACAAGAAAGTAACATTAACGGAGTTGACTGCACATAAGAGTTTGAGTGGTGACGATGTAAAGAAACTTGTTAACAACAGTATTATTAAACTCGTTATCGATAAGAAAGCAAAAGAGGAGGGTATTGAAGCACTAATTAAAAAAATGAATGCATTTAATCCTTTTTCATTTTCTGTTGATT